AGTAATGTATTTTTCCCAGAAGATGTAGGTTTACTACATGAACAAAGTGAATACATAAGAGGTTATGAAAGATATTATAAGATAGAAGTTGAAAAAACTAGAACTTATGAGTCTTTTAGTGGTAAAGAAGAACTGTTAGATAAAGAAGAATTTAGCCAGTACATTAAACAGCCTGCATGGATAGTACAAGGTCAAGTTATAACAGACCCTAAACAAGCAGAGCAAATAATAGCTGAACTTATGATGCAGTATGAAATGCAAAAAGAACAAGCTATGGGTATGCAACAACAACAAATGGATGAAGCAGGTATGCCAGCTGATATGGAAATGCCTCCTGTTGATATACCAAAACCTCAGATAGAACAAGTTGACTATCAAGATTTAATATTAAAAAAGCTTATTGAAATAGTTAAAATTAAAGTATGTAGAATTAAACAATGTATTATAATGGGTGAAACATATTTATACTCTAGAATACTACCTATTGAACACTATCCTGTAGTTCCAATATGTAATTTACATACCAGAACACCTTATCCTACATCTGATGTAAGAATGGTTAAAGGATTACAGGAGTATATTAATAAAACACGTTCTTTAATTATAGCTCATGCTACTACAAGTACTAATACTAAAATATTAGTTCCAGAAGGTAGTGTAGATATGAAGGATTTTGAAGAAAAATGGGCACAACCTGGTGTAGCTATACCATACGACCCAACTGATGGAGCTCCAGTAACAGTTCAGCCTAGTCCGTTACCTAATGAGTTATATCAGAATGAAACTACAGCTAAAAATGATATTGACCATCAATTAGGACTGTATGAAATGATGATGGGTAACTCACAAGCTGCTCCTCAAACTTATAAAGCTACTATATCTCTAGACGAGTTTGGTCAAAGAAAAATTAAATCTAAACTAACAGATATAGAACAAGCTTTAGTTAGAGTAGGGCAAGTTGCAATTCCATTAATGCAACAATTATATAGTATAGAAAAAACATTTAGACTTGTTAATCCAAACAATTCTATGAGTGAGTATGTTGTTAACAAAAGATTGTATGATGACAAAACAGGAGAAGTTCAAGTATTTAATGATATTACAGTAGGTAGTTATGATGTAATAGTAGTAAGTGGTAGTACATTACCTACTAACAGATATGCTGAACTCGAGTTTTATATGGATGCCTTCCAAAAAGGACTTATTGATAGACAAGAAGTTCTTAAGAAAACAGAAGTGTTTGATATAGAAGGTGTTATGCAACGTACTGATGAAATACAAAAATTAAGGTCTATGGTAGAACAACAGCAAGAGCAGATTAAATCTTTAGAAGGTGATTTACAAACTAGAGATAGAGAAGCAGTCAACTTACGTAAGAAAGTAGAAGTTGAGAAATTCAAAGGTGGACTTGACGGAGTGTCAAATAAAGCTAAAGCTGCTGGAACCTTGTTCGAAAGAAGACTAGATGACAATTTAGCTACTGTTAAGCGTCAGATTTCTGATGCTAGCAAAAAAGAAGGCTCACCCTCTGGTAGCAAAGAGGCAGCTAAAAATAGGAAATGAAAATGGACGCATTAGAGACTAACCAAACACCAGACACCCCTTCACAGGGCTCTGAACAATTATCGGTAGAAGAGGCGTTTTTCACAAGTGAAGAGCAACCTACGGCAACAAGCGAAACAGTCGGGACCCCTGAAACACAGGATACTCCTGCTGGAGATGGTGCTAATCTAGATATTGAAAAAACTCAGACTGAAAATGATGAGAGAAGATTTCAATATTGGCAATCAGAAGCTGATAAAGCTAAAAATGAGATTGCAGATTTAAAAGCACAATTGACTCAACAGCCACAACCACAGCAAGCACAACCTGCTCCTGCGGAACAAAAAACTGTTGAAGAATTTCCTCCTGCTCCAGAAAAGCCAGAAGCACCTATGGGATTTAACAGAGCGGAAGCTATGGAAGACCCTAACAGTGCTAGTGCTCAATACTTAAACAAGTTAGATAACTGGAGAGACGATATAATACAGTATAATTCATTAAAAAATGAATACCAAACTGCATTAGTGTCTGAACAACTTCAAAAACAAGAAAAAGTTAGGCAAGATGAAATTAAAAAACAGCAAGCCTATCAACAGCAACAACAACAGATGAATGAAGTTCACCAAAGAGTTCAAGGTGAGTTTGGTTTAACTAATGAAGAAGCTACGGAATTTGTTCAAACAATGTCAAGACCAGATAGTTTAACTATAGATAATCTTGTCCAACTGTATAGAATGCAGAAAGGTTCTGGGCAGACAGTACAAACACAACCGACTGGCCCTAGCGATACGTTTAATCAACAAGCTAGAGCACAGCAAGTTCCATCACCGATGGGTGTTTTACCTGCACAACAGAACGAATCTACAGCCTCTGCAGAGGACAATATTATGGATTCGATGATTAGCGGTTATAAAAAGAATAACCCTTGGTAAAATAATAATATCCTACTCGAAGGTCTACGCGACAGCTGAGAGAGGAATAAAGTAGAAATGGAGAAATAATGGCAGACGCAACTGTATTTAGTAATACGTTTGGCGAAGCTGGCGCTAGTAGTGTTTCTCTAGATAATACACGTAGAGTCTTTAATTTTGGGGAACGAGTTGCAGAACTAGCTCCTCAACAAAGCCCATTTTTTGTTTACTTAAATAAAGTTGCAAAAAAAGCTACAAACGACCCTGTGTTTAAATTTCTAGAGCAAAGACATCAGTGGCAAAGACGTAATTTTGAAGTAGAAACAACATTAACATTAGCTGAAGAAATGGTAGCAAGTGAAATTCTTGGTGCAGGTGTTGATTTCGCAATAACATGTAAATATGATGGTTATGGTAAGATAGTCGCAGCGGCTCCTTGCACATTCCTAATACCTGGACAAGTATTAGCATTAAAAGCTGATGATGGAGAAGTTTATAACTTTAAAATTGCAGAATCTGCAATAGTTAATAGCTCTGATTCTGGTGCTCATGCTGGTACTGACATTGCACACCAAACTGTAGGAAACAAAACTGAAATTTCAGGTGAAATGTTAAGTGTTGTTGGTAAAGCTGTTCCTAATGGTACAGTATTTACTGCAGGTAACAAAGGGCAAGTTATCGGAACAGCTTGGGGTGAGGGTACTGACTCTCCAATCGGTTGGGAAGATAAATTGTATGATAGAGAAGGTTATACTCAGATTTTTAAAACTGGTATGAACATTTTTTCTGGTACATCCCTTGCTACTGAGTATAGAGGTATTAAAAATGAGTTTCAAAGAATCTGGACAGATAAACTTATGGAACACAAAATGGACATAGAACAAGCTATGTTATATGGTAGAGGAACAAATGACGCAAGAAGTTCAGCTACTGGAGGTAGTTTAACAGGCGCTCCAGTTAGAACATCTTGGGGAATTTTACCTTATACTGAAGCATACGGTAAAATATATAATATGAGTTACTCATCATCTGGATATGATGCTTTCTTAGATGCAATGGAAGATTTCTTTGCACCTGAAAGTGGAAACAGTGGTAATAAACTTGTATTAGCTTCAAGAAAAGTTATTACTTATTTAAATAAATTAGGTAATGGTTCTTTCATGAACAATACTATTGGGGCTTCTCAATATAAGTTAGATGTAACAAGTGTTCCTGGAGCATTTGGGCATACAGTAACAATGGTAAACACTATATTTGGTAATTTACATTTTGTTGCTGAACCTTTATTAAGAGGACCTTGGGAAGATTACTGTGTTGCAGTTGACCTTAAAAATGTAAATTATAGACCACTTGTGGGGAATGGTATGAGTCGAGATACCTTTATTGAAACTAATGTTCAAGACAATGGTGTAGATGGTCGTCAAGACCAAGTAATCACTGAAGCTGGCTTGGAAATTCAGTTACCTGAAACTCACGCAATTCTTAAGTTTTCTTAAGTAGGAGGTAGAATATGGCTTTTACTAAAACAAGTGCTAATGGAAAAACTGTATATCAAGAAACATACACTTTACCAGCAAGCGCAACAATAGGTTATAGTACTGAAATAGACTTCCTTAAGTTTGACGCAAGTTTAGCTAATAAAAATGTAGCGGTTATATTAAATGCTAGTGCTGTATCTGGTACTAACTTAGATATATCTTTACATGGAACTTGGGAAGCGGGTGGTTCTAAAGTAACTTTAGTTTCAGATGCTTTAGTTGCAGATATTACAGCAACAGGTAATAATGTTGATATACTTGATTTAAACACTGTTCCTATGCCTTATTATTACATAGGTTGGACAGCTGATGCAGATGAAAGTGCAAACACTATTACTTTAACTTGTATTGTTGATGAAGACAATGTAGGAATGGTATCTGGTGATTTTGGTGGTGTAGGTAAAGACCCATCATAATAGTTAAGTAACTAATAAACTATAGGGGCCTTCGGGCCCCTATATTAACAAGGAGATTAAATGTTAAAAGAAAAACTAGAAAATTTACTAAAACAAAAAGAGCAACTAGAGTTTGCTACAATTAAAGTCATAGGCGCTATAGAGCTAATCCAAGCAATGATAGCTGACGAAGAGAAAGTTGAAGATGAGCCAAAAAAAGATAGTGACGAGTAATGATATAGGTAACCCTTACAATTCTAGCGTTAAACCAACTACTAGAAGAAAACATAATGGAAAAACCAAAAAGAAAAAATAGAAATGGTAAAGGAAGTGCTTATAGAGTTCCTGTAGGTGATAAAGAGTATAAATATAATTACGATAAAATATTCAGAAAGAAAAAATGATAGCACCAATAGAAAAAATACAAGCTTTAACAACTGAAGATGTACAAACTCTTTTTGGAGAAGATGTACTAAACTCATGTTTTGAAGAGTCTTTTAAATTTGTAAATAATTTAATTACAGATGAATCTTGTTACGAAGCTTTAAGTACTTCTGATTTAGAATCTGATAGATATAAAACTACAGATAAAACTGTAGCAACAGGAAATACTTTAGGTTGGAATGATGCTGATTATTTAAAAAATAGAAGAATACTTTATGTAAATAGAAGGGTTAATACTGATTATATAGAATCGTCTAAAATATCTTCAAATACAGCTGCTACTAGCACTGCTATAAGTGGAAGTATTTTTTATGAAGATGACCCGTATACACCTAAATATTACAATAGTAATGATGGTAAAATAGAAATATTACCTACAACAACAGCTGCTATAGTTTATTACATGACATATCCTAGATTTGGAATGAATAATAAATTTAACGAAACTCATGAACTATCTGGTTCTAATTTTTCTAATATACAAAAAGAAGCTGAACATACTTTATTTTATGGACTTCCTATACAAGCTAGAGAATTAGTTTATATACAAATGGCATTAAATTTAATCCAATATTATATGTCTGATTTTGTTCATGAAGAAGAAGATACTGAGTTAAGTAATTTATTAGCTGCTCAAGTAGGTTCTTTAGATAGAGAAAGAAAAGAACATTTACAATTTGTTGTAAGTACTTTTGGTAATAGCCAATTAGGAGAAATGAAGTGACAAAATTACAAATAAAAGAATTATTAAAACAACATCACCCTCATTTATCTTCTACTCTTTCTGATATGTATTTAGAGCTATCTGCTGATAAGATAGCACAGGAAACTGATATAGTAACTAAAACTTTACTTATAGATTCAGTAGCAGGACAAAGATGGTACGATGTGGATACTACTGTTACAGAAATAGATAAAGTTTATTTTAATGACGTAAAGATTCCTAAGCTTGTAGGTGACGCTATAATAGATGATGATGAATTTACAAGCCCTGAAGATACAAGTGATACAGCTTTAGCTACGCCATCTTCTAACGCAAGTAATAAAAGAATGTGGTCATTTAGTAAATACGACTCTTCTTCTAGCGGTTCTAAAACATATAGAATAGGTATATTAGAAAAAGTAAACAATTCAGTTACAAGAGATGGTAGAACAAGTGACTATCAATCTTGCTCTATTACAGGTACTAAAAACATTAGATTGTATGTTAAATGTACTACTAACAAGTTTGCTAACACAGATGATGCTACTACAGCTACTGTAGGACCTTTAAGAGATATTCCTGAACAGTTTCATGAAGTTATATTGAATGGTGCAATAGCTAGAGGTTATAAAGACCCAACTAATTTTAAAGGAGATATGTATCAGTTTTTTAATAATGAGTTTGATTTAGGAATAAAATCAATTAGAAAACATGCAAGAACAAAAACAGGAACTGGCTTTGTAAGGCCACAATCATTTTAATAGGAGAATAAATGGACTTAAAAGATATGGTAGTTAATTATATATTTAACGATGAAATGAAAGAAAAAATCATTACTAAGTTAAATGATAATGTAGATATACCTATTATCTCAGAAAAAACAGAAGAAAAGATTATTACAGCAATATATGATTCTGTTGAAGAGGTAGTAAAAGAAGCTATAATGAAGTAATGATAGAAAAGCTATTTGTTCTACTTAATGACATAACTGATAAAGAGACTGGAGATATAGTTGAAAGAATTGGTGTTGAAAGTACTAAACAATATAAAACAAAGCCTGAAGAATGCCCTAGTTGCGGTAAAAAAAGTATTGCAGGTTTGGAAATAATAGGAACTCATGATAGTTCTATATTATGGCAATGTGTTAAATGTGGTGATAGATTTTTGAAATTAGGTAGAACAAAAACCTTAGAACTCTTGGAAAATGCGACTTCCGCTTGGACTAATCCCAATGATTGGGGTGAAACAGACAAAGAAATAAACTAAGGAGATATATGTCAAAAGACAAAGGTGTTTTAAAGCGCGTAGTAGTCACACCAGACAAACATGCGCCTTTAGAAGATAAAGCAGCGATAAAGGTAGTAAAAAAAGCAATAGAAATAATAAAGCCT